CCGCCCCCGGCGATCCTCTCCGAGTACGTCCGCTGCTGGGAGACGCACGACCTCGAATCGCTCGTGAAACTGCTGAAGGAGGACGTCATCCTCGCGATGCCCCCGCTCTCGACGTGGGTGCACGGCGCCCGCCAGATTGGTGATATTCGCTATCGTTGCCGCACGGACGCTGGCTAAGTAGTCTGTGCCGGCAATCATCATCTGAATGGCCTGGTACATCTGATTGAGCGAAGCGCCAGTCGGTGTGAGGCCCGCTCCCTCGATTACGCTCATGATTTCCATCTGGAGACCATCGCACCAGGTATTGCTGATGTTCGTGGCCAGGACGCCACCAGTTGGGTTTCCTGGAGAGAATCCATGTTTGCCAACGCCGAACTTGTCGACCTGCTTATTTGCCGTTTGGATGTAGTCCATTCAATTCTCCATTTCAAGGGGCGTAGCCAAACAAGGCCACGGTGTGCGCGGGCTTTCGGCGGTTGACCATGCATTCCAGTTGGGTGTTTCCCCACGATGCAAGTGGTGTATCGCACGGCGACTCACAGGTTGCGTAGTTCACTACCGTGCTCACGGGAACATTCAAACGCCATACACCAATGAACTCTGGTCCGTTGACAGCACTGTCACAGGTGTCTGCGCATGTCATAGGCCCATACTCAGTGATGGTGCAGCCTGCGTAACCAAAGCCCAAGGCCTGTGCAATGAAAAATAGACGTGACAAATCTCCACGTCCGCCAACACGGCCCATCAGATTTACGCGTCGTGCGGCCTCGGTCGCTCCTACGCCACCAATACATGCATCGGGCAATCCGAAATTGCGCTCCCAATCAACGAACATCAGCGCCGTGGTGTCAGGCTGTTGCTCTCTGAGCAGAACATCTGCAAGGTTGATCACGCTGTCCAATACAGCAGCTGCGGAAGCCGCCTCCGCACGAACGTTGGGCGCGGCGCGGTCGTATGCCACTGGTGGCAGACATTCAAGCAGTGCGTCGCGGGTGTTCATGGTGGTGGTTGGTGGTATCAGCTCAGAGTCAACACGCCCTGAGTAATCAACTCAAGTGCGGTGGAGCTGACGGAGGATGTCACGTTGGCAGCAGGCAGAGCTAGAGTGACGTCGGTCACACCCGGCACGTTCATGATGGCTGTAATGACCTGGTTGCGGGTCAAGGTGCCGCCAGGAACGATTCGAGAAAACACAGCAGCGACCGCTGCTTCGATATCCGTTGTGATATCCGCCAAGGTGTAGCCAGATGCCACAACCACCGTTGCTGTCACGGCATTGACCAGCGGGGTTGGTATCAAGGCCATAACCCCATATCCGGGCAGCATCCCGACAGGACGATTGGCGTCCAGTACGGATTGCACAGAGGCTATGAGGGGTGCGCTTGGAAGACCGGACACGGGCATAGGAACAACGTCCACGGTGCCGGCGCCACGCCGAGTGGGAAATACAAAGCACCGCTTCACACCAGGAACCGACCGCGCCCACCGTTGATAGTCCATAGAGTTGCCGCCTTGAGCCAACTCGGCGAGCTCAAGCAATAGCCTGGACAGCAGATCGGAATCGTCTTCTACATCTGCACCACTTGTCATGGTCAGAATGGTCGCAGTCCCGGCCAAGGCACCTGGTGAGTTAACTGTCGCAGGCGTGTTGTCAGTCTGATTGCCTGCAGCACCGGCAACGATCGCCGCAGCAGCAACGTCCCCTGTTCCTCCAGCACCAATGACGCCTGCAGCCGTGGTAGCAAAGGCGATCCCTTGGGCGTTTGTGAATTGCTGCCCCAAGGGAATGGCGGCTCCCACCGGACCGCTGAAACGGCCTGTTCCAGCGGCGGCAACTGCGGCCTTACGGAAGACGCCACGCTGATTCGCCATGCGTTCCATGTAGTCGCTGTCAGCGAGGTCCGGGAATGCCTGGCGTAACACCCATGCCTGGTGGCTGTAAATGCCCTCCACAACCGCCGCGATCGCGCTGGCCCGCACAAAGTGGTCACTGTCGGGTCCGATGGCTGCGGACGGATTCTGGTTGACGACTGCCTGCAGGTACTGGTTGCGGATCTGATCGAAGGTCGGGACTGTGTATGACATCGTGTGCTCTAAAAATCAGGTTCAAACAACTTTTACGGGCAGCTCAAAGCCGCTCTGAACGCCATGCGCGTCCACGATCTCAACCCTCAAAGAAAGCTGGCCGTTGCCTGGGCGATAAGTGCTGACGTCGATGGATTGGGCGCGGCCGTCATTGATCAGCGGTTGCAGGGCGGATCGGGCGAACTGCTGGGCCAGCAGCTCCACGCGTGCCAGGTCTTTTTCACGGTCCAGCTCGTGAAGACGGGAGCCAATGGTTTTGTCTGCAAACCAGGATCCCAACGGTATCGTCAAACGCAGATAGGCGGCAGTCAGCAGACCGTTTGCTGGATCGCGCTTCAGTGCGCCGACCACGGCTTCGTCCTTCGCGTAGTCGCCGGTGCTGGGGTTGATCAGGGAGTCCATGTGACTGGTTCCTACATGGATGGATTGGCGGCACCCACCACACCACCCTCGGGATTGGTATGGTTGTGATTGTTGTGGGCAGTGCGCATGGCCGCCATCGTCTTGGATCCACCGGAATCGGCCACATCGTGTACGGCCACGACGCTGGCGTCAGAGTTGATGTTTCCGACCACGTGCAGGGCACCGCCAATTTCTACATCGCCGGTGAAACGACCCAAAGGGCAAGTAACGTCTACGCGTGTAGCGGCTTTGACCTCGGCGATGCCGTCCTTCTTAAGCCAGACGTAGTCACCCCATTGGTTGTACATCGCGGCTTCGCCTTGGTTGTTGAGCTGCAGGCGATAGGCGCCGTGCTCGGAGGCGATGATCACGGATGCACTGGTACGACCACCCAGCGGCAACACAATGATCTGGGCGCCAGCAGGCAGTGCTGACGTGAATCCAAATTGCTGCATCAACTCAACGTCTTGTAGGCTCTCTCCTGCCAGGCCCTCAGCGTTGACACGCTGAATTCGCCTGGCAATGGAAATGCCCTGTACGACTGCGCGTATCCCACTGCGTACGCCGGCCAAGTGGCGGCCAATTTCACGGCGGATCACTTCGATCATTGGGAAGCTCCCACGGGAAGATCCACGATCTGACCAGGCAGGGAGTTCTTTCCACGGCGATGCTTGCGCTTGCTGGGGTGGGCATCCAGCACCCACACACCGTCTTCCTTGAGCGTGAGCACGGTGCGCTGGCCCTGCACCTTGTCGCCAGTGAATTTTCGAGCGATTAGAAAGTACACACCATCAATGCCATGTGGCTCGCTCTTCACAATGACTCGCTGGCCTGGCTTCCACAACTTGCCGCTATCAGTGCGGTGGCCACGCACCAAGGCAGTCAGGGCATCGCTGATGACTTTACGGCCACGTGCGTCTGCAATGTCCTTGTTGATCGCCTCGTGGTCGACAACGATCTTGGGCCGATAGAGCGTCATGCCCGTGTCCTTTGCGCCGCCCTTGATATTATTTCTGCCGTCTCTTTCGCCAGTACCAAGACCGATGGCTGTGCTTTGGCCGTACACGGTGACCTCGCTATAGCGATCCACAATCGAACGCTGCTCAGTGAGCGACAGGACATTGTTGCCCTTGCCATCTTCCCGCATCGTCAATGTAGCCACCGGGTCGACGTCATAGTGGGGGCCGCCCACTACCAAGGTTCCATCCGGTTCAAACCAAGGCCATAGCCCATTAGCCTCGGCGGCGCGACGCAAGCTATCCCAAGCCGTGTCACCTGGTTCGGTGTTTACCTTCTCGCGCAGCATGGTGGAGTCCGCCTCTTTTCTAATGCGGCTTGACGGAATACCCAACGGCCCGAGGATTTTGGAAAGGACCTGGTCGAGAGTGACCTGCCGCATTGCCAACACTGGGCCAGAACAATCCAGCAATACGCCTGCGCCATCGCGGCCGCTGAGCATAAGTTCATGCCGACCCTTCTCAACTGCAAGACTTCGCTCATCCAAGATGCCTACCAAGACGGTTTCCCCACCCAGCAGAACCTGCACCTTGGCACCCTCTGTCACTGCGGCAGGCAGTTGGATGGTTGGTTGCGCCAGGCGTACTTGCCATGCATCGGCCGGGGTCAACAGGTCGCTGTCGATTTCGTAGCGCGTCCAGCCCTTATGAGTCAGATTGCCTATAGTGACCACAACTTCATCAGATGGCGTAGACATGCAGATCCTCTCCACGCTGAAGGTAAACAGAACGGCCCAGACTGTTGAGGCGCGAAATTTCATCGCCCCGCGACGCATCGCCATACAGTTGGTGTGCAACCAGGCGCACTGGGCCGCTGATGGGGCAATGCCGGCGCACAACTGGCGGGCGCTGATTGATGACTGCCTGGGCGGCCTGCTGCACAGCGTAGGCGACATCGCGCAAGGCTGCGCTGACCTGGCCACGGCCTTCAGCGTCCAAGGCGCTGCGCGCTGAGTCAATGGCCACCTGCAGGCCAGTGCGCGTCACATTGGTCAGGGTCTCAATGTCTGACCGATCCAGGAGCGGTGTATCCATTTCGCCGGCCAACACGATGATGGCGCAGTCAGCAATGGCGCATGCCGCATGAGCACGGATATGGGCCTGCACGATAGCCACGTCGGCAGTCATGGTGGCGTCAGGTGCCACCACATTGGGCGCCAGTGCCATTGCCGATGGGCTGACCACGCTCACCACGGTATTGAAATCCTGCAGGCCGCTACCGCTCACTACGTTATTGCCGCCTATCGCGTCAAAGAGGATATTGCGGCCACCAAAAGGTAAGCCCTGCAGAGCGCGGTCTACCACGGCAAGCAGATCGGCGGCATAGGCACGTGGGTAAAGCACCGGATCCAGGTCGCTCAGCACGGCACGCAGCGCGCTGGTGTCAGTCAATGCTGTGAGCTGGGCTTTGGCCTGGTTAAAAGAGTCTTTCAAGACCGATAGACGCAGGAGCCCGGCGTCCTGGGCGTCTTCGACTCGGCGCACCAGGGTGTCGTCAGCTGCAGCACGTGCTTCATCTGCGGCAACCGACACGGCCTCCATCTTTGTCACTGAGCTGGAAGCGGTGAAGATTACCTTACGGGTCTTGTCCTCTACGAAGACGATGCTGACCATCGCGCCGTCGACCAGGTCGACGTCATGGTCGTCGCTCCAACTCTCGGCCAAGGCCATCATGGGACCGTGCACAGGGTGGATCAGTTCACCCGCACCAGAAGACTCCAGGGCGCTCATCAGCTGCGCTAGGTCGGTCTCATAGTCGTCGCCCCAGACAATGGCCTTGACCGTGACACGGCGTGCCTTGAGGCCCAGATCGTCCAGATCAGCGCCATCGGTGTAGGGGTAGCCGTTTTCCACGATGGCCCGGCTACCCGATCGGCCAACGGACTGGACTTCGAATTTCACG